TCGGACCAGAAAAAAGACGGGTTAAAGACTTGAAAAGACCAGACTCGCTATTTTTTGGGTTATTTTTTGGGGTTCTATTTTTTCTGTTGTCTGCCATTTAATTTCTCACTTTATAATCCATTTGTATTGATCGTATATATTTTTAGCTTCATTCATTTTATCAAATATATTATCTTTTTTGTAGCCCTCTTGACCAGCTATTTGTGTATTCATTGTAGTTTTTGAAGTTTTTATTGCATTAACAAACGCTTTTTGATAGTTTAAATCTCTGGCGCTGTTTTGGATTGCTGTGTCTCTAACCCAACAAGCGATTGCCAGCGCCATGATTAAGTCGTCGTGGTATCCTTTCATAGCTTGTGGCTTTCCATTCTTCCAAATAAAAGTTTTCATCTCGTTAATAGTGCGAGAAGAGTATATGGTAATTAGTTTGTTTCTGATAAACTCTTCTAATTTTGCAACGATGAGGGGGCGCGTCTTCATTGATGTGGTAAAACCCGGAACAGCGGAGGTTATGTGTTCCGCTTGATATTGCTCAATATACTCATGTGTAGACTTAATAGAATAATATAAGTTTGGATACCCAGCTTCAATTAACTTATCTAATACGGAGTATCCTATATTATTATTTTCGACTACTAACATACAGTTTCCAAACTCTCGACCGGTTTGATTTAATAAATTAGCAAACATATCGATTGTTGGCTTACCTTGATACTCTCCAATTATTTCAAGAGTCTCTAATTTTATAATATGGAATGTAGAGTAATCGGCGCCGTCGCCGCGGGCAACATCGCCAACCATTAAATAATTATATTCTGGATCATGTTCTTCCCAAATCCAAAAATTTCTATCAAACCCAGTCCTATGTTTTGGTTCTTTAATGCTTTTTAGCATCCATTCCATACACTCAGGGTCTATAACAGTTTCGCCAGATGTGTTGAAGTTGCAGCCAAGCTCTTGCGCAATTTGTCTTTTCGACATGTTTTTGGTTTCTTTTTTATACCATTCGCTATCTCTATCAGGGTGGACGTCCCACGGCAGTGTGGTTAAATGAAAATTGTTGGCTTCTGCTTCTGAATCTACACAAGTTTTGTGAAACCAGTTTCCAACTCCATTGGGAGTAGACAGCGCGATGCATCGACCACCAGTTGACAGCGTTGGATATAGGCCTGTCCACAACTCTTCAAGACCTTCAATATGTGCAGCCTCGTCTAAAACCAAAAGGGACAGAGCCTCAGAGCGACCTGCATCTCCGGATGTGGAAGCAGCTTTAATCGATGAGCCATTAGAAAGCTCGAAAGAAGTTCGGTTGTCCACTGAAATAGTCGCTATGCGGATCCACTCTGGTAAGTTCTTCATGATGCTTTTAACTTTTTTGACTAAGTTACCAGCGGTAGCAAACTTAGTTGCCATAACAAGAATGGCTTTGTCACGATGGAACAACATCATCCAAGCAATATAGCCGGCAGTGATTGTTGATATCCCTAGTTGGCGAGCTTTTAAAATAACATTAAATCGATAGTCATTGAAATCGTTTAACAGTTGATCTTGAAAATCGTAAGTTTCAAATAGAATCAGCCCGTGCATCGGGTGAGATATACGGGCGTAGTTTTTAAGAAAGTAAGATGGGTCTTTGCCACATTTTAATATTTCTTTAACTTTTTCTTTTTTTGAAAGTTCAAAATTCATACACTCTCTGCCAAGGCTTCACGAATAATATCTTTCAATTCTTCCCAAGCCACGGCTGAGTTATTAGATTTATCTTCTGCTAATCCACCATAATCAGGCATTGTACCGGGCTTTTCTTTTATTTTTTCATATACTGTGTTAAATAAATTTGCCACTTCTGCTTTGCTCATGTCTTTTATTAAGCTCATAACTTTGTTTTCGACAGATAATGCTTGTGTGACTCTGCTACCAATCGGTTGCGAAGCGGTGTCTGGTTTTAAAGGTTTATCCATCGGATTTGTTGGAGAGTCAGATGCAGGTTTTCCATAAGTTCTAATAAATTTAGTTTCGTCATCAGAAGGGGCCGGATCATCGCCGCGTATCTGCCTAAGCAGCGCGTCTACTTTTTCACGGCTCATTGCTTCATCTAAGTTTTCTTCTTTAATATACTCTTCTAAAACAATTTTATATAAATCTGATTTCGATATTTTCATTTCTTTTCTCCGCTATTTTTAGGGCGGGTGTCGTTATCTGGACGCTTGCCGCCGGAGCCATCCCAGCCACCTTGATCCATAAACGATTTCCAATAATCGTCAGGCGCCTTAGATGCAGTCTTGTTATTCATTTCTTCATCCAAACCACCAACTCGATAATGACATTTAGCTGTGAACCAAGAACGAACTCGCGAAGAGTTTTCAACATATATATCCACATCACCTTGTTTTGTTAAACTTACAGATGAGCCTTGGATTTTACGATATTCTTTTTTGAGAAACGAAACAACCTGTTCAATTTGAGATTCTACATCAGACTCAAAGCCGTTTTCGTGAACTTGTTTTAATTGCACCTCTGACATATAAGAAAGACACATCATGTCACCATAAAATTTGATTCCAAATCCATCCATTACTCTCTTGTCTAAGATAGGATCCCCATCTTCTCTTTTGAGGCCGGCCAATAAAGGCTCCCCATTCTCATCGAGAGCGCCATCATATGCATTTGCCGACGCTTGTGATAATCCTTGAATTATTTCATATACTGTTGCCATTTTTTGGTCTCCATCCTTTTAACCATCTTTCCTCTCTATCTTCCACATATTGAACGTAGCAACTATGACAACATTCAAATTTTAAAAGACAGACATCATCCATCGATTGCTTTGGGAATTTCCCGCAGACAGGACAATTTTTTCGAGGCTCTTTATTAAGTAGTTTTTTTGATACCTTTATACCATTTATATCAACTTTCTCTTGGTGCTGTTCATTTTTCTTAATTTTGCCATAAAAGTCTTTCATTTGGTTAAGATAATTTTTCTCTTTTTCCTCATCCCAATTTGATTTAGGATTAATCACTGTTTCTTCACCGTATTTTTCACTTATTGCTTTTTCGACAGCAGCAATATAATTTAAATCTTTATCTTTCATTCAAGGGCCCTATATACGCCATACGAACTCGCAGTACCAATGAGGATCCCACCAGCAAAATACAACCATTTGTAACGGGGTGAAGTTTTTTTTAGTGAATTGGCAAGCATGTCAATCTCTTTGTCTTTTTGTATTATAAACAAATCATACTCTTTTGTTAATGCATTATGTTCAATTTTTAAATCATCAATTTTAAATTGATATTCTTCTTGTTGAATCTTTAATTGGTAATCGGTCTTTATATCACATGAGTATTTGTATATGTCGTAATCTGCCAATATTTTAGCCATGGCATGTTCATCGAACAGTATTCCAGCAAACGGGGCTGGCGCTTTATATTCAAGCACGGTGAATTTAGCGGGTTCAGTAGCGCTGGCAGTCATAGTCAGCATTAATAAAAGTTTAAGGAACATATTGAATGCCAAACTTTTTTTCTATATCTTTAATTAGTTGCTCTCGATCACTATTAAATTTATTTCTATACTTGCCTTTTTTGTCTTCTCTTAATTCTTTGATCATTTCTAAGGCGTCTTCATATTCTTGCTCAATTACTGCTATGGACTCCATGTGGTTTTCCATTAACTTTTGTTTCTCTCGAATCTCTTGTTTGTGAATTTCTTTCAAACCTTCTATTTGTGCTTGATAAGATTCGTTTTGTGTTTCATATGCCTTTTGCATTAAATTATAGTCGCGACTGTTTTTCATCGCGAGAATAACTAAAAGCGATACAATCAAGATCGCTTTCCAATTTTTAATAACAAATTCTAATATTTGTTTTTTAACCATCGAGGCCTCTTAATTTTGCGATACCGTCAATAACAGTTTGGCCTCCGATGTAGATCGCTGAGATTATAACCCAATCTTCGCTAGTTAATCTATCCGCTAATGCTAAGCCAGTAGCTGTCAACCATACCATTAATTTTCGAGATGTTAATTTTGATAACCACGTGTCCATAAATGCTTGTGCTTTTGCCATCATATTTTCCTTATTTTTTTTCTTTTGCTAATTTTGTAGCTGTGGCATACATAACAGACTCTGCATCATCGCCATACCTACGTTTAAAATCTTTTTTAGATTTTTTCATGCCTTTTACAATATCTTCTTTTTCTTCTTTTTCACTTTTGTTTAACTCTCTTTCTGATAATTGTTCGCCGCGCATGTAATTTAAAACAGAACTAAGGTAATCTTGTGATTTTGTAATTTTTGATTCTACCCATTCTTCTAAATCGCTATCATCATCAATCATATTTTGGAGCATAACTGCAACCTCTGCGGTCCTACCAAGTTGGCTACGAGCCATTGAGCCTTCACCGCCGTGTCCTTCTAGAAAGAATTCGTGGTCTCCATCAAACCGATCAAGTTGTTGGCGCATTTTATATTGCTCATCGCTGTAATCTTTATAGTCCAAATCGAATTCATCCATAATCTTTCTAAGCTCTCGTTCAAGCTTGTGAGCCTGCCTGACTATTCTTTTTCCGTCAGTTTTCCGATCAAACGACTGATTATTCAAGTCTGTTGTATATCTGGTAAATTTATTAAACAACATGCCCCATTGTTCGATCTTTCTTTTGAAGGCATCATATCTTTCGACTGGGATTTTTAACTCAGCGCCTTCATCTAAGACAGATTCAATTTCTTCTGATAAAATTTGTCTTAATTGTGATTTTGTAAGTTTCATTTAAAAGCCCTCCACTTGTTCACTTATTTTTTTATCAAATTCTCTTACGATATCAGCAACTTCTAAGTTTAGTAAATATTCTTCCTCTACAATCTCGTTTAATGCACTGGTCATCTGTTGCCTGAGACTTACTAAAAACGGCGCGTCTTGATTAAGGTTTGCTCCTAAGCCAGCGGCTGCTAGAATATTCAAACATGAAGTAATGTGTTGAGTAGCAATTTCTTGAATTTCTTCTTTTGTCACTTTTTAGACTCCATCATTTATTTAATCCTTTTTACTCATTTTAAGTTCTTTGTACGCCATCATTAGTGCAGGTAATACTACTGCTGGTGCCAGATTCATTGCGACTTGTTTAAAAGCCTCTACTGCTATCTGAATGTTTTCAGGAGTAATATTTTCAAGACCTTCTTGGACTGATATTGCTGCATCTAGCTCTTCTTTGATAATTTTTTCAAGCTCTAATTTTTTAATTTTCATTTTTTACAATCCTTTGGTAAATATGATTTTAATGTCTCTTTATAAGTAGATAGCGGAGGCTGGTTCCACTTAATTTGTGGACAAAATTCTTTGTGATCTTTTTTATCTTGCAAATATAATTCTAGTGCTTTGGCATCTCGCTCAAAATCCGATGTAGTTTTAACAGGCACAAATGCCGAAGCGCCCGTTACAAGGGCGCCTATAAAAAATAATGATATTATAATTTTCATTTTGTAACTAAATCCTCAATTCTACTTAAAATTTCTCTAAGGTGACCTAAATCACTTTCGACTTTAATTAATGTTCTGGAAGCTTCCTCGGTTTTTTCAACATCCGCTTCAAGTTGTTTAACTTGCTCTTCGAGGTCTCCTAAATCATTACGAAGTTGTGCTACTTCTACATTCATAGTCCAGACCCAACCTGCTAGTGGCATAACCACAACAGCTAGTACGGTGGTAAATATTTTCCAAATATCAAGATTCACTTCATTTCTAACCGTTTTGCAAGGTCTTGATACATTTCTTCTGTATCATTATACATTGAGATATCGCCACCTTGGTGTCTTACTAAAATAGCCGGCTCTCCATCGCTAGCAATCTCGACGGAGGCTTCGACATTAAATTTATCAGCCAAATCTTGCACTTCATCTTCATTAACCCCTTCAAGACTCATATGCTCTTCGCCGGGATCATACGCACCTTCTTGGTCATACTCATCATTGTACTGAGGCATATCACCAACAGCACGACCGGGTTCGTATGCTGCTTCGTTTAGGTGCTTTCGCCAATTTTCAAATAGTTTCTTCATGACTGTTTATTGTATTGATTGGCCATGTGGGATGCATCGCTCGCGATGACTCTAAGCATTTTATCCCGAAGCTCCGGAACTTGCTTGATCACTGTCTGCATCAACTTATTCCACTGGTCAGCAAGTTCAGATTCAGAAACATCCATCTTTTGACGTGTGTTTATTGATCTGGGATCTGGTTCCTGAGTACCCATCGGGTTAGGACCCTCTTCAATCTCATCTCTATATGTCGTCTCGTTCAAAAAGTAACGAGGGTCAATTCTCTTTTTATTTTTTCTTATAGCCATTATATTATTCCTTTTATGTTGCTAATTCATTCATACTTAGTATTCTCATCATACTCTTACCTTTAAAACTTCATCCGCTATTGTAACTAATATGAAATCCAATACTTGGTCTGTGGAGTTACCGCGCATGCGATTGATGATAGATTTTATTTTCTCTTTATCTTCTATCGGATCTAATTGAAATACTCCCGATTGTTCAAGGTCAGTTTTAACTTGTTGCCTTTGGGCAGGGTCAGATAAGCGGTCTAGAATATCATCAAGGGACGGCGGTACCGTATACTCTTCGTTTATATGCTTTCGCCAATTTTCAAACAACTGCTTCATGTTGCTAATCCATTCATGCTTAGTATCGCAATCAATCCGGGCACATTCTTTCTGACATAAACGCCAGAGAAAAGTGTCTCGCATCGACCGCCGACATAAGCGATTGCCGACTCAATATTTTTGCTGACTTTAGGGTCTGCCACCATCTCTTCCGAAACAACTAAGACTAATGAACCCGCTGCAGCTTTTCCTTTTGGTGGAGGACAAGCTGAGCGGTTCATGCAATTGTGGAGAATCACCGATCCAAGCTTTCCTGTGTTTGGATCTTTTATCATTGTCGAGCCTAAAAAGGCGCGGCCGGGTTTATCCAAACACGTTTCTAAGTCCTTCGAATCAAAAGACTGGATAGGTGAGTCCTCGGTGGAGAGTTTAAGCACTTGAGCGAAGGACTTGGCGAATTGTGTGTTTGCGACAGGGTACATGCCAAGCATGCCGATTCTGCCGCGTAGTAAGCGTGTGGCTCGTTCGTTATCTAAAATGATGTGTGGATGCCTAGCAACATCATTTGCCAGCGCCAGCGCGTTACGAGCGATTGTGGGGTTAAGGTTTTCTTGTGCTGTTGGCCACGATGTGATATAAATCACTTTGCCGGAAGCCTGGACAGAACGGAGATATCTCTCAAAAACTGGATGAAGAGCAGTAACGGAACTACCAGTGCCACCACCACCGCCTGCAAGAACGAAAAGCCAGTCAACTTTGCCAAACTTTATGCGAAGAGCGTCTTCAACAATGGCACCATTCTGGCTTAGCACTTCTTTGCCATATTCTACGTTCTTACCGATTCCGTCAGAATCGGGGATAAGGACAACATGATCTTCTTCAACGTTCTTTGGAATGTCTTTGCCGGTTGTATTGACAAGCAACGTTTTATTGAAACCTAACTTAATGAAAGCGTTGGCCATTTTGTTGCCTCCACCGCCAACGCCAACAAAGCCCACGTTTAGCGAAGAAGGAGCGGTGTTTTCTGGGAGGAGATCTTCATCAGAGTATTCCATCTGTAATCCGAAGTCCTCAACCATTCCGAAATCTTCAGCATCTACCTGTTCATGATAGTGGTCTTTCTCTTGATTAAAAGAGGGTGGGGGTTCTGCGGGAGGCAGAAAATCAAACTCGTTGTTGTCGTTATCGTTTGACATTATCTGCTATCTCCTATCCTCTGGTTCCTGGGTACGGGAAAATATATCTCTGATACCTTGAAAGCCGACAGCTGCAAATGCGGCCGCAAACATTGGGCCCGTATAAGGACTTGTAACTAACTTCTTAAGGGCAGCCATTACAAGTTCTATATTTTCGGGGGTTATGTTCTCCACGCCTTCAGCTACGGTTACTTCTTTCGATGATTCTTTTGAGATCTCTTCTTTAATAATCTGTTTAAGTTGTGATTTTGTTAGTTTCATTTTATTAGTTACCCTCGCCCACTATAAGTTTAAGTTGCGTCTTAACAACCTTGAGCACCTCTCTAGCGGCTTGGGCTCGATCTTCGCTGCCAGCGTAACTATCAACCATACTGGTTAAGATTGTATTCAAATTATTGGCTTCTTCAGTGGTTTCCCGCACAATATGCGCTTCTTTAAGTTCTTCTTCAATAATCTGCTTTAGTTGTGTTTTGGTAGTTTCATTATTGATTTACCTTTGCGTATCCTGATTTCTTTTCAATCACGATTTGCATGTCAACACAATCTTTGAGCGAATCA